GTAACACTGAGTCCGTCACAGGCATTAGCGGAAGCACTTGTCCTGATACAAGTCAGGAAGTTCTCAGCAGTTGTGTTCTCTTTCCATTCACACTTGTGGAACTCTGCGGACGCTGCTGACACATCTATCGCCACAGTAATGTCTGCATGTCCTGCGGAAAATATGACGTTCTCCCATCGGACGTTTGCTGCTGATACTACTATCGAGACTGACGCTCCAGCGTCAAGGAGTAGAGTCGGTCGTGCAGTTCCACGCCCTAACCCTATAATCGTGACTCCTGCAACGTCACAGGTTATAGCAGATGCCCCTGTTAGGGTTTCGCTATGTCCTGCCATGACATAAATGATATCGCCGTTATTTGCAGTACATTGACCGATTGCTGAGTCTATCGTGGTGAATGGTGCGTCAGGATTACTGCCGTATCCTGCACTTGTGCCTCCAGTAGATGAACCACTATCAACAAAGAATATATTCCCTGTTGTCTGTGACTCTGGATTTACTACATAAACACCACCTGACGTTTTTCTTACAAATAGTTCTGTCTTTGCCATTTTAGTTCCTTTGCTTTTCGGGGTTAATCCCTTGTTGCAATGCTATTTTAGCCTAGCTGGGCTTTCAATCATTTTATTGCGTTGGGGCTGCCCGATAGCTTTATTCCACCGGGCAGCCACCAATGCTTTAGCTACTTCCTGAGTAACACCTTCATCGTCCATAACCTTCCAGACCTCACTTGCCCAAATCATCGGATCAAGTCCCTCTGGCAGATCATGCTTGCTTCCAGTGATACCCCTAGCCATTATCAAGTACCAGTATCGACATAAACCTGCGCACCTGTCGAAGCTGCACCTTGCAGTTCTTTCTTCGGATACGCATACCCATACCTGATCAATACTCCTGCTACGTTATCTACGCCAGTGTTTCCACCTTCAGCTACATAGCCCCGGACATAATCGAAACCACCGTCCGCATCTAAATCCTCGCCTCTGGCTTCGATAATTACAAAGTTGCCGTCAGCGTCTACAGGATTATCCGTGTCGTAGTTTCCACCACTTGCGTCACTTGTAAGGTCTTTTGCACCTGTCCCAGATGAGTCACTAGCCTGTTGGATTCGGCACTCATCAAGGTCATCGCTCGAATCCCAAGTGCCTATCTCTACATAGAACAACACTCTGGAGTAATTCTTCATCGACAGCCAACCGCCGTTGTTCTGAGCGTTTGTACCACCAATGTCTGCCAAGTCCATCAAGTCGATGCTGGCATGTTCGCTTAATCTTTGAGACATAAGTCCCTCCTATTGTTTGAGTCAGAAGCTAAGTTTTGCTTCTGCCCTACTAGGTATTGTCAATCGCTTCGGATCGGACTGCTTTCATGTCCATAATTGTTCCGCATCTTTTACACTTCGGAGGATAATCCTCTACTGCGTGTGATCTCGAACAATTCGGACATAGAACCTGTAAGCCCATACCGCCCGGAGCTTCAACTGTTAATAGTGCCATTTAGCACCTCCCCAATTTTATTATGACCTTGTTGCTAGGTTCACAAACGGCGAAAGCGTATTGCTCCCATTTCTTGGAGTCAATGCTGACTCAAGCCAAGGGCGTCCATCTACTCTCTGAGTAAATCTCCATACGGTCTCGTCATTCTGGAATCTAACATGAGGCGAGCTAGCCATTGACAGGGTTTGCCTGTCACCGACTACATAGTAGCTGAGATCAACGAAGAAGAGATCGCCAGCAGTTCCTAATGTCTGACACTTTTCACTGATGATAAGTGGACGTCCATAAAGACTTGCTGGGGCTGACCCTGCCATGTTGCTCATCATTACCGCAGACCCACCAGTACCAACAGATCGGCTAAGTGCAACGATCTGAGGAAGCGTGTCTGGGTGTGCTATCCAAACAGCATTTGCTCTGCTGCTAGGAAGCATTCTGGAATACATCTTGTCGATGTTCTCCGCTACGATTGTTGTAGCTGCCTGACCTGTTTCTTTAGCTACGGTAATTAGCGCATCTGCGTTAATTATTCCAACTGGTTGACCGCCACCGATTCCGTTAACGAATGCATCATCTTCAAAGTACGATAACGCTGCTGGGAATAGACGCATCAATAATGCCTCAAGACTAATCGCTGAATCAGCAAGAAGTTCATTAGCTGCGCTTGTGTAAGCAGTTAACTTCTTAGCTGTTAGCGTTACTCGCCCGAAGCTAGGCTCACTTGCTGTATAGCTTCCGCTTTCTGGAGTCCAGTATCCTCTCACTCCACCAAATACCGTGGAAGCATGAGTTGAATCCACTACTGTCGGGAGCGAAAGATTCAAGCTGCTCATTGGAAGCCTAAACGCTCTTGGTCGTATCACTGAATTTTCAAGAGCCAGTGAAAGCAATTGAGTCGTGAATTGCTCTGGCACTAAGAAACCGCCCTGATCGCCTTGACCTTCGCCAAGAACCTTCAATCTGGCATCAACGCCCCTGCTAACATTACCGGGAGCAATCGTTGTGAGGAATTCACCAAAGGACTTGAACTGTCCGTCCATTCCCTTTGCTTCTCTAGCAATGTCCACCTTGGATTCATCGACCTTGCTGCTAGACCATCCACCGCCGAACTGCTTGCCTGCTACTGGAGTTCCTTCAGCTAGGGCTTCCTCAGACATCGGAGGTCGTTTGACTTCCATGTCCTTAACCGCTTCGGTCATCTGCTCCCTGACCGTCTCGCCCAACACTTCCTTCGCTCGACTAGTGACATAATCACTTAGTTGCTCTGGGCTATTAAGCAACCCTTCTAACTGTTCTTGGCTAGTTATTTCATCTGCCATTTCGTACCTCCGAATTTTTTATTGTTTCTCTAATCGCATCCCTGACGATGCTTTCTGCGTCAGGTAGGTTTTTCTCAGGCTTATCTCTGTTCTCAGTAGCTTCCCTGACGAGAGCCTTGATCTCATCTAAAGCATTAAGAAGATCACTCTTTATTTCTAAGGTCGCTTCTTCGATCGCACTCATCACTTCATTTGTAAGAAATATGGTGTCATTCGATACGATTTCTTCTTTCAGTTCCTCGATTTCTTCCATATCTTCTAACATCTCTGAAACGAGTAAATCTACTTCCGGGTGGACAGAGCCTAGCCCCTTCAAAGCCTGTAACGCTTGTGGGTTACTGGGGACTGTTACTTGTGAGACTTCCAGAAGTTCTTGACCTCTGAATTCATAGGCTGACTTGCCGTCAATCGTGATCTCTTTGGCTGCACCCATGTCTGGGACAAAGCCCACTGAGAAAGCTGCCCTGCCCTTTTGAGCAAGGTTAAAGCCCCAATCGGCTTCTTCGTTGCCTTCGTTGATGTAGTACTTCGCTGTCCCTAATAGTTCCTTGCCCTCGATGTCCATAGAAGTCCACTCGCCTATCTGGTTTCGGAGTCCTCTATAGTTGTGGCTTGAGAGAAGGATTGGGTGCGATTTGAAGTGACCCAAGTCCCAATTTGCCTGACGGATAATATCGCCATCTCGATCAACTGATTCAGTCGATACGATAGCAGAAATGATCCCTTCTTTCGGGTCAAGTACCTTTAGTTCTGGTCGTATAAATTTCGTTATGTGGGACAAAGCATATCCTCCATAAAAACAAAAGCCCATCCAAGCTGGCGGTCTTGCCACTCAAATGGGCTTCAATGAGCCTCTGGGTTATTCAGTTGTCGTAAAAGTACCACGGTTAATTATTGGGTGTCAACAAGTCCTTAATACCCTAGTGTTTACAACACTGGCTGACATCGGTTACTATATAGGTAGGTCGCAAGTAAAAACAAAGAAAAGGAGACTTTAATGACAGACCTCTCGGTTGGAATCAACTACCAAGCCACCTCGTTGCGAGTCGATAACACATGGGCTGATGCCTTCCACGTTATCGGCAAGGTTACCGTCACCCACGAGGAGGAAAGCCGAACCATCCTCAAGATGTTAAGGGTACATGGACAGCCCGAGTCATTCGCTAGCAGGGAAGAGGCTCAAGCATGGGCTAACGAGAACCGCAGCCAGCTTAGAGAAGGCATTAGCTTATCGGTCACAAGGAACTGGTTAGTAGGAGTCGCTCCATC